AAGTAGAAACACAAACTGACACTGCCAAAAGCGAAAGCAAGAGCAGAGCAGATGACATTCTGGCAATGATCAGATCTAGACAAGCGAAAAAATAGATAATATATTACAGTGGAGGGTTGAGCAACTCTCCACTTAACAAAAGGAATTAATATGGCTAATAAGGCTTTCGACGTATCAAAATTTAGAAAAACATTAACCAAATCAATAGATGGATTAGGAATGGGGTTTAATGATCCAACTGATTGGGTATCTACAGGTAACTTTGCACTAAACTATCTAATGTCAGGTGATTTCAAGAGAGGAATTCCTCTAGGCAAAGTAACTGTATTTGCAGGAGAACCTGGTTCAGGTAAATCATATATTGCATCAGGCAACATAGTAAAAAATGCACAAGCACAAGGAATATTTGTGGTGCTAGTGGACACAGAGAATGCACTGGACCAAAACTGGTTGGAAGCATTAGGCGTGAATACGTCTGAAGATAAATTAATGAAATTAAGTATGAGCATGGTGGATGATGTAGCCAAAACAATTTCCACATTTATGAAGGACTACAAAACAGAACATGCTGCAAATAAGGCAGCTGCTCCTAAAATTTTATTTGTGATAGACAGCTTAGGCATGTTACTCACTCCAACTGATGTGAATCAATTTGAGTCAGGAGATATGAAAGGTGATCTTGGCAGAAAAGCAAAATCACTCACAGCATTGGTTAGAAACTGCGTGAATACTTTTGGTTCTTGGAACGTGGGTTTGGTAGCAACTAATCACACATATGCCAGTCAGGACATGTTCGATCCAGATGATAAAATATCAGGAGGTCAAGGTTTTGTGTATGCCAGTTCGGTAGTGGTAGCTATGAAGAAATTAAAACTTAAAGAAGATGAAGAAGGCAATAAAACCACAGACGTAAAAGGCATAAGATCAGCCTGCAAAATAATGAAAACTAGATTTGCCAAACCATTTGAAACTGTGCAAGTAAAAATTCCATATGAAACAGGCATGGACCCTTACAGTGGGTTGGTTGAACTGTTTGAAAAAGAAGGATTGTTAACGCAGTCTGGAAATAGATTAAAATATGTGGACACACAAAATAAAGAACATTTAGAATACAGAAAAGGTTGGGGTGGAGATAAACTTGATATGATTATGAAAGAATTCCACATAGTACGAGCTAAAAAAGTTACTGAAAACTTAAATAGGGAAAAAACAGAAGCATAATGGAAGCATCACAAGTCACGGAGTTTTGGTTATTTTTTAAAGACTACATCGATAGAAAACAAGTAGAAATCATTGCGGAAAAATATGTAGAGATGTGTGCAGATTATGGAGTAGATGATGACACATTCAAAGATTGTATTGGCAATGATCACGATCTTGACAAAGCAATCATGTATTATTTAGACATCGAAGAAGAAAGTGAATATGAGGATGAATAATGTCTGGTTGGTATCAAAAAATAGCTAAAGACGTCAGCATCATACCAGAGGCTATGGCCTACTTTGAAGCAGAACTTCAATTGGCCAAACAAGACATAAGAATCAAAGGACAAATAGAAAAACAATCAGCAGATATGCCTGGAGTGGTGGAACACAGATTCAATCAGCTGCAGGAATTAGAAGCCATATTGGAATATTTGAACATAGAATTACGCAGACTACGCAGTAGTTTTTTTAAAAAATACTTTGAAAATTACAACAGGGCGCTCACCAGTCGAGAGGTAGAAAAATACGTGGAAGGTGAAGCAGACGTGGTAGATTACGAAAAAATTATAAATGATTTTGCTCTCATGCGCAACAAATGGTTAGGCATATGCAAAGGTTTGGACCAAAAACAATGGCAACTAACCAACATTGTTAAACTGCGTGTGGCAGGCATGGAAGACGCAGCCATTTAGCCTAACTCAATAATTTTTTTCCTTTAAATACTGGTATGAAACTGCTTCTTAACGACAAAGAAATCGCGCAATTTTTAATGCGGCTAATAGACTTCAGACACAAATCAAGACAAAACATCAACTATGAAGCCAGTTTTCCTGCCACAACAAAATTTGTGAAAGAATGGAGGCGAGAGATTAGACAATACAAGAGGAGGAATCCTGGCAAACCATTTTGGTTGGGGAAAGACTTCCAATATTTAAAGAAAATAATAGGTAGAGAACTCGAGGCGATTCGTGATCAATTTGTAACTCAACTTAGAACTAATCAAGACAAATATTGGCCTCTTTTGTTGAAACATACAGATAAATTTGTTGAGGCCATTGGTTTACAAAATATTCTTGATTTATATAACAAACATCCTTTAAATAATTTTGTCAAAAGCACAGGCAGGACAATTGATGCAGATTACCAATTAATGAGAAGAAAAGATTTCCAAAGTTATAATGATGATTGTTTGATTAGAAACACCACTGGCAATGAATCCTTACTAATTGAAAAGATTGATAATCATTATCCATTTTGGTTTATTGACAGCGGCTACACAAATTTTTTGGAATCGAAAAAAAAGTGGCACAGATTAGTGCGCAATCATTTGCACTATGGCGGCATGTTTGACGCTCCTGTGGACAGACTAATAAATTTTAGTTCTTTTCCAAGACCTTGGCGAGAGGCAGGGGAAAAAATATTAATTGTAGAGCCAGGTCCATTTGCCGCAGGCATATTCCATGTGGATCTTAAAACTTGGAAATATGATGTGGAACGTAAACTTAAAAAATACACAGACAAAAAAATAGTTTTTCGAGAAAAAGTAACAAAAAAAGAAAGAACCAATCTTTATGACGAACTTTTAAATGAAGACTATTATTGTTTAGTGAACATTAATTCAAATGCTGCTACTGAAGCCATATGGGCAGGCGTGCCTGTGATTACCTTAGATAAACATATCACCAATGCAGTGTCTGCAAACAAGTTGTCTGACATTAATAACTTGCAAAGACCCAACATAGCCAATTGGTTAAGTATGTTAAGTTACAGCCAATTTACTGAAGCAGAGCTGTATGATGGCACTGCCTTTAATTGTGCAAAAAAATATCAACTGCAGGAATAACTTTATGGAGGCAGTAATTTTTGAAGAAAAATTTAGACAAGGCACAAAGCAACTCAATCTGAACATATTCAGAGGCATCGCCAGTAAAAAACACATAAAGGCAGCCATAGCAAGAGGGGAAGATTTTTACTACATGGATTCTGGTTACTTTGGTAATTTTAAAAATCCAGCCAACCCTAAAGGAAAAAAATGGTGGCAAAGAATAGTTAAAAATGAACTACAAAAATCTAAGATAGAAACAAGACCTAATGATAGATGGGAGGCATTAGCTGGTCGAGATCCAAGATTACAATGGCGAGGTTGGAAAAAAGATGGCAACAAAATATTAGTAATAGTACCCAGTGAAAAATCTTGTCACTATTATGAATACTCCAGCAAACAATGGCTGCAAGACACATTGTCCACTATTAAAAAACACACCAACATGCCAATTATTTTGCGATATAAAACTTCAAGACCAGAAAGACAAATAAATTCCATCTACAAACAACTGGATGAAGGAATATTTGCCACAGTGGCTTTCAACAGTATTGCTGCTATGGAGTCCATAGCATATGGTATTCCTGCATTTGTAAGTGTGTCTTGTGCTGCCAGTCCTTTGGCCAGTGGTGATCTTACGCAAATTACTACTCCGCATTATCCGGAACCAGCAAAGGTGTATGCACACTGTTGTAATCTAGCATATGGTCAGTTCACTGAAACTGAAATGCTGAATGGAACTGCATGGAGATTGTTGAATTATGAACCAAGTTACAAAAAATAAACTAATTGTTGCTACCTACTATAAAGCAATACCATTGCACAATAAAAATGCCGAAAAGCCTATGATTCTGGATTATTTCTGTGAAGGAGTGAATAAATGCAATGATATAGCCATAGCGCATAGAGAATCAACACCAGTGCCTTGCGACGTTGCCCTGATACAAGGTTATGTGCATGAGCATGGAAAAACAGCACCACATTTAAAATTAAGGAAAGAAATCATAGAGTTGCAGAAACAACACAATAAAAAAAGTATAATAGTAGACAGTAGTTTGTTTTTGTACGTGGACACAAAAAATCCGCAACATTATTTAAGATACAGTTTCAATGGAGTATTTCCTACTACTGGCTTTTATTTTGACACTGAAGTTGATTCAAACAGGTGGAGTAAAATTAGTAAAAATTTAAATATCACTTTGAAGCCATACAGAGCACAAGGCAATCATATATTAATTTGTTTACAAAGAAATGGAGGATGGAGTATGGGTGGTCATCCAGTGGCTCACTGGTTAGAATCGACAATACGAAAAATAAAATCAATTACTACACGTCCTATAA